TAAAAAGCCTAAAGATAGCGGCATTGAATGCCTTATTTATTAAGAATCTAGCCATAGAGCCATTAGCAGCTGATGGCTCAGTCAAACCAGCATATAAATAATAAAAACTGCCATCATGAAAGAAGAAAAAACACCACCAATAAAAGTAAAATTTAGCAAAATAGTCGCTGAATACATCACCAATGCGGCAGAATTATCAGCCAAGCTGAAAATGGAATATGAAAAAGCAGATCACAACAGGGCGCAATTAATTGAATCAGTAATGCTAACTGCTAGTGGATTAGAATCCTTCGATAAGCACGAAGTTCAAAGAATAGATTTGGATAACTGTATAGCAATAATAGATGTAAAGAAATAATATTAAAAAAAATGAGAAAACCAACATTTAGTGAAATAAGATACTCCTATAAGAAGATGGGATACACCTTCTATGAGAAGGGAGTGTATAATCTAAACATCTTCGGTATCAGGTCACGCAGTAGCCAGAGTGATCAGTTTGACGACCTGATAGGCGTGGCTTTCTATGACCTAAATAGAGTACCGCGACTGTACCTATTCAAAGCAACTACAGATCCGGGTAAGTACTGGCTATTGAATCCCTTCACCAAGCGCGGCACAGCTATAGTTGCTGCAGGACAGACTAGTGGAGCGTATAAGATTGGATATCATGGCCGCAACGGCAAATATCCCTATGAGGCATTAGAACAGGTGAAGCCTATTCCATTTGTGAGGGACTACAACAAAGACACTAAACTTGACTTTGAGCTATATCGTGATCCACTATTGAGGTCTAAGCACTTGATCGATGATAAGATAATCAAAACCAACTTGCACCGCGCAAGTAAGTGGAAAGTCCTCCAATGGATAGGACGATACAGCGCAGGATGCCAGGTAATCCAAAATCCAAAGAGCTTTAATAAGCTGATGAGCATAGTGAAGCTCGCAGTACATAGATTCAAGTGGAAAAATAGCTTTACTTACACACTTTTTGAGGAAGACGAAATACAATACAAAGCATGATGCATACCCTATTGAATTATAAACTTGAAATGACCAGTCTGGCACTGCTCGGAATATCCAGGATAGAACAACTTAATCCTGTCATTAAGGAATACAGCTTAATTGCAGGAGCTATCCTGGTGACGCTGACTATTATCAAAGTAGGCTTTGACATTCTGGAAAAATATCGCAAGTGGAAGGATAAAAGAAACGGCTCATGAGTTGGAAGGACGTGGCATGGTGGCAATACCTGATAGGTGCAGTAGTATTTTTACTATTTGGCAGTAAACGCGTAGTCGCGCGGGTACTAGGGATATCGATGGATGACAACAAAGACGGCATAGTAAGTTATAGTGAGTGGGTCCGGTTGCCTTTCTTTTATTTAATTGCTTTTGTCACGGTCATGAAGGCATTAGGATATTCGGACAACTTCGGAACGACAGAATACATCGCCCTACTAAGTTGGGCTGGAGGAGTGCAGGTATTTGTCCACTTCCTAGATAGATGGTCGCCACCATCGCCTATGGACTTGCCAAGTATAGATGATGAAATACCAATGGAATAATGAACGCTAGGAAAGTTAAAAAGGTGTTAGTATTTATCATGTTTATAGTGATTCTGATGATGATGGGGCTATCAATGGTAGGTTGTTCGATAGACCAGCACTTACGAAAATCTAAAAAACAATATGACAAAGCTCTCGCCAAGGGTTACATTCCTAAAATAGACACGACCTACATTGCAGATACTACTTTCGTCCCAAAAATAAGGGTAGATACTACCTTCGTTGATCAGGTAGGTGATACTATCGTTATTGAAAGAGATAAGCTGACAATCAGGTACCTACATACGAATGATAGTATCTATCTGGAGGGAGTTTGTGAAGCAGATACCATTTACAAAGAGGTGCCGATCACCATTCAGGAGCGCATCTATATTTCAGAAACTTTATTGCAACATCTTGGGATCAATAAATGGTGGCATAAAGTATTGCTAGCAGTCTTTTCAATATTGATTGTCCTGCTTATTGTCATGAGACTAATCAGATAATCAAGTCAGCTATCGTTGCAATTCCCTTCTTTTTGTGAAGCGATAAGTTATTAAAGCATGTCCTATAAGGTATGCTTTATTAGCGTTTGTTAAAAGCTGTCGTACTTAAAAGCACAACTCTATTCTAACTGTAATGCCTTTTTCTTTTCTTTTTTGATAATATTTTAAAAAACATCTACATTTTTTTGTAGTTACGGATTATCTATATATATTTGTAGAGAACAATAAGATATAAAGATATGAAAAATCAAGAATTTTTAAAAGCCAACAGAGAAGAAGTAGTAAGCTACTACAACAGCAAAATCAAAGTATTTTACAACATAAGCTTGAAAGACTTTATGCTTGATTTGATGAACAACTTCAGAAAAATCACAATAAGCGAAGGATTAAAAAGAATGGATTTATTCGCTAACCTTCAAGAAGCTCAAAGCAGATTGGGAACTTTTGATTGTGAAATTACAACTACTTATAGTGCACCTTATTCTGAAAGTAACCACGCCAAAGCAGTAGCTTATTTCGGAAAAGAAAAAGTACAAAAAATGTCTAACGCCAAATAATAAAAGTCATGAAACTACGCAGCCCAAAAAATAAATTTAGAATTGAATTTTTTTACTCAAAGCCACTTAAAGGAGTTGGAAGCTATTGCTCTATTACAAGTGATGATGTTGATAAGTCGTCAAATGTCATATCCCATTATACCAATATGGCAAAAAGAAATAATGTTAGTATTACGGTAACCATTTTTGAAAATAAGAAGGTCTATCCATGTTTTGAATGGAAGAAAATTGACCACTACACTTTAAACAAAGTCTAACGCTTAAAAAACGAAACTCAAAAACCATTTTAATTATGGCTGTAAATAAAAGATGGACTGATTCTGATATCAATATATTAGAAAAATACTACGGAGTAGAGGATGTTGAAATAGTATCTAAACGACTTAATAGAACTATTAATGCTATTCATTGGCAGGCATCTAAGATGAATTTGAAATTTGAAAAATCAGAAAAAAGCGATTTTTCGAGACGATTATCAAGAATGGAGAGGATGATAAATGAGATACACGATGTTGTTGCTAAAAGTGAGATTATTATATCAGAAAGGTGGAGTGATCATGAGATAGCCATTTTAAAAGAAAGATATGGGAAAATTAGCGGACAAGAAATGGCAGAATTATTGAATAAAAAGAAGGGTAGTATTTACAACAAAGCGATAGTTCTTGGTTTGACTAAAAAAACAACCCAAAAAAGCAGATTATCAAAAGAGATAAAAGAATATATAATAGAGTCTTATCCTACAACTACCGCAAAAAAACTAGCAAACGACCTTGGAATACCTTTTAAAACATTAACACATTGGATGAATATAATGAGAGAGTCATATGAATTGCCTAAAAAGAACAAATAATGAATAAAGAAATCAAACAAGTAGCTCGCCAAAAGATTGGCGAGTACCTAAAATCTCTAAGGGAAGAAAAAGGAATAAGCACCTACCAGATGACCAAATCACACGGCATTAGATTTGAAGCTATTCAGGCTATTGAGGAAGGTAGTAGTAATTACACTATTGACAACTTCCTAATGTATATATCCGCACTTGACTGTTACTTCTATCCCGCTAATCGAGATAGTAAGCACCCTGACCATGACGACATGATTTCAAAAATTGATAATAAAAACACGGACTTTTTGAACTTAAAAAATTTTAGCAAAAATGAGTAAAGCGATAGCCGACCAACGAGAATTTGATTATTAACCTGATGCTATAAAGCTAACAGAAATGAAAGTAAAAGATTTAATTAAAGCACTGGAAATGCAAGACCCTAGGAAAGAAGTAATGATTCAGCAGGGTGAAGAATATGACTATATGAAAGCCTACGCAGTAAAGCCGACTAATCTATGGGATGTAAACTCTCCCGAAGAGGCCGACACAATGGATGTAGTGGTTATTGAATACAGATAGTGAGCGTATGTGCTACTAACGACTGTCTTTCATGCATTATAGACCATGTTATCTTTCGTTTATTTCTTTGGGAGGGAAAAGAAGTAAATATTTTAAAAATAATTACATATTATAGTTTGTATTGTAATTATTAGTTGTATATTCACTTAATAATTAAAACAAACATTATTATGAAAATAGAATTAGCCAACGGAAAAACAGTAGATGCTAAAGCAATTACCACGGAATATTTTGAAATTATTAGAAGTTTTATTTCTGATTATTTTAATAATGGAAATTTTCCTTTTGATTTTTATCACGGAAATATATCTAAAACTTCTTTCGGAAATAGCTTTTATACTACAGTAGACGCAATGGAAGATTTTTTTATGGAAAGCATTACTATTCGAGTTTCTGACCACTCAGTAGGTCAAAGAAGAGCATCTAGTGAGATTTGTTTTAATTATGATGCAACAAAAGAGGTAGTATTTAATAGATTAGATTTAACATTTGAACAATACAAGAAATAATGCAAAGACAATCAATAATAGTACTTATAAATGGTGAGCAAGTAGAAGCATGGGGAAGTGTAAAGGAGGCTTGTAAAATGCACGGTTGGTCTTACTCTACGATAGTGCAAAAAAAACTACCTACTGAGAAAAACGGATGGAAGATTTATAGATGCCCATTCCGTACGCTATATGTATCGGAGGGTAGGGAGAAATAACTAGAAGATAACGTTAAGTATAAGATGCAGCGTAGCGACCCGAAGGGTGCATTTTATGCAATGTTGTACGCTTTTAAAAATACGGATTATGACAGAAATATTTAATGTAAAAGACAAATTGCCCGAAGTTGAATGTGGGAGTTACTTAGTTTATGCTCCAGAAAGTTTCCCAAAAAATAGTAGATGGTTAGTAGCTGAATACTACGATGACGTAAAAGGCTTTTATAGTGAATCTGGCGAAAACTTTATGGAAGATGTAACTTATTGGTGCGAACTTCCAAAAGAACCAAAAACTAAGTACTTTTAATTATGGGATGTCATACGTGGTTTTACAGTAATCAAGAGAAATTATAAAAACAATTAGATTGTGGAATATATGATTTATTTAGATATAAAGTATATGACTCTGAAATTGTTTTAAAATCCCTTGACGAAACTATGAAGTTTATTAAGGATGAAAAAAATAACTGTGAGGTATTTGAATACACTGAAAGATATTTAAAAGAATTTTGGAATGACCACCCAGATGGTAGAATAGATTTTGGGTAATTGTACCTAACAATAAATTGTAAGATGAGGAAAGGAGAGGAAAGGATCGCGATGCAATACGCAAGCAGATCATACTTGGCATCATCACTATGTTAGTGTTTACTGGACTTTATTATATATTCAAGAACCGTAACAAGGTGGAGGAGGTAGTGGGTGATAATAACCATAAGCTTGGCGATAGATAATTTTACGCTAAACAGCATTACTAATAATATTAGTTAAAGTTGTTTTTTAAGAACATAAAATTGCTATCAATTTTGGAACTTTACTTTATCCTTGCTTTCCATAACACTTCCTTCAACCATAGTCCTAGCAGCACTATTATCACTAATCCTAATATTTTAGCAAAAATCATTAAGTCTAAATCAAAAGTCGCTATCTAACTCTTCCACAGTCATTTCATTGCTAATATCAAACCAATCAAGAAAATTGGATTGAACACCATTAAGATTTTGTTGCCACGACTTACTAATATCTCCATTTTTTCTAATTGCAAGATCATTCCATTGATACGTCCCATATTGAGTTGCTCCAGATAAAATAACAAACCCAAGGTCGGTACTTTTCCCAAAAATTGAAATTTCATATACTTCTACCTTGTATCTACCATTTTTTATTTGAATTTTATATTGGCCTGAGTATATCCCATTTATAGTAGCAGCACCATAATCAGATTTTGCCAACTTCTTTACATCCATGCGTTGTTTCTCAAATTGTCCATAGACAATGGCGGTTGTTATTTTATCAATGGTGAAACCAGGAGTGATATCAAACTTATGCTGCAATCTCGAAATAATCTCGGTGCTAGATAAACTATCTTTGGTGTATACATAAGACCAGAGCAATTTCATATCCTCTACTTTCCACTTAGGCCTATGATAGCTTACTCCTTTAGTAGTTATGGTCTTCTTTATGCTACTCATCTTAGTTTGTATTTTATCCACCCGCGCCAGTTGATTGTCTTTGACATGGAGGAATGCCAGACTATCTATCGCCTGATATTTGAACGTGCCATTTTTGGTAAATAACTGTGTGTCGCTAGAGGCGGAGATGGTAGTGGTAATCTCTTGTCCGTTGATGAGTTTGAGAAAGACTTCTTGTGCCTGTGCGAGTGGTCCTAAGAGCAGGAGTCCACAGATGATGAGATGTTTCATTACTTTAGGGTTTGTTTGATAAATTTACACAATCACCGCAAGAATAATACCAAATTATTATAAAAATGAGGCTATTACTAGAAGAAATATTATAGCTTAATTGACGTGTTATTACCTAAATATAGGAATGTTGCTCATCGAAGGATTGAAAAGGCAGAGAGTAATAGCTAAATGATCAGCTTACCTTTAGTCAACTCTATAAGGTTGGTATTTTTGATATAAAGTTCTACCACTTCCGCACCGCTTTTTTGCAGTTTTAAAGCCATTTCGGTGAATAGCTTTTGCAGTTTATCTATAATAGCTTCTTTAGCTCCTTCTGCGCGCAAGGTATTAAGCAAGAAGTCCAACTTGCCTTGCATGGCTTCGCGTTCCCCTTCCTTTTTGATATTGTACTTAGCGACATCTTCATTGACTTCATTCTTGGTAGAAGTGGCTTTTGGGTATCTATATGGAGCATCAGACTTAATCATTTCACCTTCTCCAGTTAGTAGCCAACTTGGGTTAATATCAGGGTAAGCAATTAGAACTTTGTTTAATATATCATCTTTAACGCTTGCACCTCTCTTAATAGCTATCTGAATCGAGTTATTAGACGCACCAATACTTCTCTCGAAAGCACTGACAGACAGTTTTTTAAGATTAATAATTTCTTCTAATCTATAAATTGATTTTGCTTTCATGTATTACTTCATAAATACAAAGTTATAAATAGATAGAACTTTGTTTGAAATATAGAACTTTGTTTGTATACTTGTACTAGTAAATAATAAAGGTAGTAAAAAATGGGAATATTAGAACAGGGGGTCACGGAGAAATTGAAGAAGCGCGTGCGGGAAGCGAAGGAGAAAATGGGGAGTCATGTGCGTGGCAATTATGTGCAGTTGATAGTGGAGAGTGACCCTTCTTTTAACACCGCCAAAGGACTCGATAAGATCCGCAATGTATGGCATCAGAAGAGTACAGATACCAGGCTCACAGAGATAATAGAAGGTCTGTGATAGTGCGCGTGAGAGATCGTGCAGTTAGGGAGTGGATTTACAGATTCAAGGGCAGTTGGAAGAGCCCTCGAACCAGACAGTTTGCAGACTTGCTCAATAAGTACCAGGGTACACTACTAGATATAGAACAGGTGCCGCTCATACATAGAGATCACCTGCTAACATATAGTTATGAGATATCACTATGAACAAAACATTAATAGAATAAACGATATTATGACAGAGCAAGAAGTAAAGAATTTAGGTTTTAAACTGGTCGAGAAATATGAACATGATCAATTTCATACTAGCAGGTTTCAGCAAGGAATTTTGGAAGTTGAATTTACTTATAAAGCTGATGATTTAATCTCTTTGGACTTGATAATTCCAGAATTACACTATTGGCCAATTACACTTAAAGAGATGAAAGTACTTGTACCAATTTTATGCAAAACTATTTAACATAACAGATATGATGACCAGAAAGAAGAAAGCAAGCTATCTGCAAATAGCTTTGGCGTTACAGAAAGTCTCCACTGAGAAAGAATTTTGTGATCGTGTGATCCAGACTTATGAACAAGTTATTGATAAGGAAGGCAAATTTGACATATCAGATGCAGTGGATTTAGAATTTAAGCTAGATGAATATCATGCTAAAATGAAACTAAAACAAAGTTTTGAGAAATGAAAAAACAACAAACACAAACTCGCCAGATCAAGGAGTTCTTAGAAAAAGGCGGAAAGATCACGCAGATTGGTGCTTATGCAAAGTTTAGATGCTCGCGGCTATCTGCTCGGATATGGGACTTACGCCACCTATGTAATATGGATGTAAAGGATCAGTATATCAATGCTAATGGCTCGACTTTTAAAGAATACTATTTGTGATAAATACCGAAGAAGATACCTATGAACTCGCCTTGCGACTGGTCAATCGGTTTATCAAGCGTAATCCATTGATACCTATTGATAGATTTCAAAAATTGAAGATTATTAGAATGTTAATAGAGTATAAAGAGAAATTATTGTTAGACAAATAACCTACCATTATGAAAACATTTTGTTCAGAACCCAAATTGAAAGCTAGCTTGCTAAAATATACAAAAAAACATCAGGAAATGGATGCTTATATTCGTGGCAATTGGCTTATCAACGATTTTACCAAAAATGGTCAACAGCGAGGATGCTTTTATGGTTGCATGACTCAATCAGAAGATAATACACTACAAAAAGCCTCTCAACAATATGGATTACCACTTTGGTATGCTGCGGTCACTGAAAAAATATACGAAGGTCTTCCATCAGACGAATGGAAATCATTTCCATATGACGCTATTGAAGTGTTGCCTGTTGGCGTTGACTTAAATAAGGTAAAAAGTGAATTTCAATACAAACTATTGATGGATGAAAATCGAGGGCAAATAACTTTTACTGAAAAAGACTCTGATCAATATAAAGCTATTGTACGATGCGCAAATATTTTAAAAACTTCATATGATCAAATAGATATTGAGGCAGTAAGGTCAGCAAGGTCAGCAGCATGGTTAGCAGCATGGTCAGCAGCAGAGTCAGCAGCAGAGTCAGCAGCAAGTTCAGCAGCATGGTCAGCAGCATGGTCAGCAGCAGAGTCAGCAAGGTCAGCAGCATGGTCAGCAGCATGGTCAGCAGCAGAGTCAGCAGCAGAGTCAGCAGCAGAGTCAGCAAGGTCAGCAGCATGGTTAGCAGCATGGTCAGCAGCAGAGTCAGCAGCAGAGTCAGCAAGGTCAGCAAGGTCAGCATACTATTCTTGGATGAAAAAAATATTATTTAATTGTATTTCCGTTGAAAATAACCAAGTAATAATAAACACCTCAACTGTGTTAATACAAGAATCTAAAAACAATGCTTGACCAACAACTTACCGATATTATCAAAATGCTAGACCCAGACTATAGGATGTATGGAGATATGGCCTTTTTTAGCCATAAAGGTCATATAATCACGCTCACGCAGCGCAAGACTGAAAAGCTCTACAACTGCACTTGTGGCAAAGAAGAAGTAATAGAAGCATGGACTAGTTGTACAAGGGGCAAAGTAGACCTCCACAAGTGCAGTTGTCTAGGGCTCACCAAACCTATAATAGTAAGATAATGGTCTGTAGACCAAACAACCAATAGTATGGCGAATATGAATGGATATGACCTCTCACGAAAATTCTGGGACTTCTCCTTTGAGAATCCTGATAAGATCAGACCTGCTCATGCGGCTTTATACTTCTTCTCCATTGAGCATTGCAATCGCATGGGATGGAAATTAAAATTTGGCCTACCCACTACAATGGCAATGGAAGCACTCGGTATCAAGTCGTACAATACTTATTCAAAGACTTTGAGAGACTTAGTTGATTGGGGCTTTGTCACGATGATAGAAAGAAGTAAAAATCAATACTCTGCGAACATTATTGCCCTATCATATTTTGACAAAGCACTTGACAAAGCACTTGACAAAGCAATGATAAAGCATACGTCAAAGCAAAGTGAAAGCACACGTCAAAGCATTGATAGTATAGATAAACATTTAACATTTAACATTAAACATAAGAACATACAACAGTTGATTGTGTCGCTTTGTGATTTTTTCAAAGTAAACGAAATGAATAATCCGAGGGCGTTTTTTGATATTTCAAATTTTGCGAATGTAACCTGTATTACGGAAGAGATGTTTAATGCGTATAAAGAATACAAATCTGAAAATAATGAAAAAATCCACGGCTGGCGCGGCTTTATCGGCACGGCAGCAAACAATTTTGAAGAAGGCGCGTGGTGTGACTGCGATTGGAGGGAAAAACTCAAGACCTCCTCGTCTGAGGGAAGCATTCCAGCAGAACCTAGTGAAGCATGGATAGCTAAACACGCAAGAGATCCGAAAGTGTATCAGAAAGCATGTGCCGTATGGCGTGAGCATGGCTGGAGATTAATAAAGTGCGAAGGATCAACAGTAAAGACTTGGATACAAAACAAACAATTGCAATATGCTTGAGTTGATTTTCAAAATATAAATGAATTATAAATACAGAAGAAAATATCAAAACAGCACAACCCAATCCTAACGATTTAGCTATCCACTGGCCACCACTAAACTAAGCAAATGACAAATACAGAATTATGAAGGATCACAGCATATTAAAGCTTAAAGCTAAAGTACAGAAAGTCTTTAATAAATTCATTAGATCTCGTGATAGTGAAGATGGGTATTTCATTTGCATCTCCTGCAATGTTAGGAAATCTATATCGCAGATGAATGCAGGTCACTATTATCCTGCAGGTCAATACCAAAGTCTGCGATATAATGAACATAATGTAAATGGGGAATGTATACAGTGCAACTTCTATGGAGGTGATCACTTGATCACCTATGGGCATAATCTACGAAAGAAGATCGGAAACGATGCAGTTGATCAGCTGGACTTGATTGCTTCAGTAGAGAAAAATAAAGGTCATCATAAATTAGACCGCATGACGCTTATGGTAAAGCTTAGCATTTATAAAGATAAACTAAAAGCCATTAATGGGTAAAATATATAACATATAACATGGAAGAACTAATAAGGAATATCGTAGTTAGCAAAATAGAAGCTACTAGAAGTAGCAACAAATACCTTAGTCATGTAGAACAATTACGCGGGATACTAAGCAGCGCATCGCCAGAGATGAAGGAGCGGGCGGCAGAGTTAATGGCAAAACATAAAATAATCATCGAGGAATTATGAACAATCAATACTTTAAAGGCAAGCTAATGGAACTTTTTAAACAAACCCAGAACAAAAGCGCAGTAGATGCCACAAGGAATATGATACGGGTACTTGAGTCTATTTATCAATCCGGCCAAGAATCAAGAATAACAACAAATAAAACAACTAAACTAAAGTGATGGAGCAAATACAAATAATAGGAAGGCTGGTGTCGAAATCAGAAAAGCAACATGTGTCAGATAAATTTGTGAAGAGGGAATTTGTGGTCGAGACGAATGACAATCCGCAATATCCAGAATATCACAAATTAGAGTTTATCCAAGACAAATGCAGCTTACTAGATGGCTACAGGCAAAATGAGATGGTAGAGGTCATGATCAATCTTAGGGGCCGCAAATGGGATTCACCTAACAAAGGAACTCAATACTTCAATACTCTGCAAGCTTGGAAGATTTCAAAATATGAGGAGGTAAGTACCTATCAGATTAAAGACTCGCCAGTGAATGGAGGTAGTGATGACTTGCCTTTTTGATCTAACGAGATATAAGATTATAACATGGTGAATGTTATTATTCCAAAAGTGGCATGTAATGTATTTAGTGCAAAATTTTAAATAACTAATATATTATGGAAAAATTCAAAAACATCGAACAACAACTTATTGAACTTATGTCTGATTATTTGGATAGCAAAGAAGTAGTAATTGAAGAAGCGTGTGCTGGAATTACAGATCCAGAACCAAAAGAATCTACTACGCTGCATGTTAGAATGGCTAATGCGGCTTTGATTGAATATAAGAAAACAATGGTGAGTCTTGACTTTCCCAAATAATAAACAATTTTTATGACTAAAAAACAGCTTCTAATAGAATACTTTACGGATATCATTAGAAGGACTTGGGGAATGAGAGATGATGATCTCATAGATGTGCAAAAAAATAGCAGAGATGCTGCTATAAAGTGTGCTGAATAGATACCTAAAGACTTTAATTAACGAACGGATAATGGAAAAGACAAAAATTAATTAATATGAAACCATCAAAATTTAAAGAAGCTCAAATAGAGCTAAAGAAACCTACTAGAAATGATATCACGTAAAACCAAGAAGTAGTGTGGCGCATCGGTGATACGTGGACTTGTCAGGTGTGTGGAGAACACCACCAAGTCACCAAGGATGGTGTGAGATGTAATAAACCAGGACATAACACTTATAAGTCACTCACGTGGCTGCAAGGATATACGATAGAGAAAGAGGAGGCACAAATGAAATTGTTTTAAGATATGGAAGCAGGCAATATATGGGATATCAAAGACATAGACCCTGATACGATCATCAAGATGCACTTGCATGAAGGTTGGTTGATGGTCTATAAGACTAATAATAATGAAAAGATGATGGCATTTACACAAAGGACTTTGGCGGATATTTACGATGAAGTAATGACCTCCTCGGCTACAATGATTACTAAGTTAAAAACAGCAATTTAGGTATGGAAGCAATAGAACAATTGGCAATATGTCCACTAGTACATAAGCAATATAATGAGGTGATCGACTATACGGTTGCAAAATCCCGTGGACTGATTACTTCTAAGCAGAGGCGGGATATCACTATAAAGAGTATGGGTTCTAAGTTTATTGACTTCAATGAATATTTTGCAGTTAAGCAAGTAGGAAAAAAGATTATTAAAATTTGCTTCAAATAAATTGAATAATGAAGTAACCATATCAATAGAAGGATTTCCAATCTATCACATAGATAGTACCGAATTGGTTTTAAAGCTGAAAGCAAAAGATAGGCGTACTCGCATAGGTAAGCTTCAAAGAATGGGTGTACCTATTGGTTGCGTGGGAAAGGATCAATATGTTAGTGTAATAGATGTGTTAGAAGCTTTCGCTAGACTATTAGTCCGACCAGCTTTAGAGGAGAAAGAAGAGGCATATATTCCTAAATCGGATGGAGCGACAAATTTTTTAAACATACTAAAAGATGATTAAAGTTCCAGACAAATACAAAGGTCACGGCCTCCATGTGTATTGTATGAGAAAAGGATGTAAAAAGACTGTTACTAACAATGAGGCTAATTGCAATAGAAATAATGTATTGGCTAAAAATTGTAGTTATAAAGATAGTCATGTATTCCAATCTAGGATATGGAATAATATCACTAAAAGAACGGACTGTATAAGAAGTTATAAAGAGAGGAATTTTAATGCAGTATGGAATCTGCATCAGGCGTATATTCAAGAACTAAAGGATAATAACTATTATATAATTACAGAAGTTGCCCAGAAAAGTAAACCAATATTGCTTGTTGAGTGTGCGGCTATGTATATTGATTATCTAAACGATATTGACTGCGCGGACTATGAATTGAAAAAATTGACTAAGCGTCACATAGATGCACAGACGAGGTACATAAAAGCTTTCTTAAAAGTCCTCAAAGACAACCAAGTGAATATTAGTAAACTGGCTATAGGAGCGATACATAAAGAACATATAGGATTTTTTCATAGCACACTGCTAGACTATGCTCCAAAGACTTATAATCATTATATAGAAGGATTGACTCACTTCTTCGAATATATTATCAAAAAAATTGGTCACGAGATTGATAACCCATTCAATGCCATAGTTAAGAAAAGAGTTATTAAAAAAGTAGATATAGTTGAGGAGGTTGAATTTGAAAAACTCATCAAGGTTATCTCTTACAATAACGGATGGGATGAGAAGAAGCAAGGAAAAGATAGGAGGATACTCAAGTTTAATCATTATAAACCATACTGGAAGGAGTTATTCTATGCAGCGTTACTCACAGGAGAGAGAGCAGATGGTATAGTACTTCTAAAGTGGTCAAATATAGATACTAATTATATAAATATTCCAAATCACAAAGTAAATAGACTCAAAAATAGTAAGGAATATGTCAGTAAAACCCCAATCACTACGGATTTGGCCAAATTATTAGAGAAGCTAGGATTTATGAAAAATATGGGGAGTGAAAGCTTTGTATTTGCCAGCGAGGTAGTGAATAGGGAATTGCTCAAGTTGCATATGAGTAGGGCTTTTACTCACTTCTGGAAAGCAGCCGGTAATAGACAAGGTATAACATTCAAGCATCTTAGAAAAGCATATATCACTAGACTTACTATAATGTTAGGTGATAAGTCAATAGGTATTAAACACTCTGGAGCTACGATGATTAGAGAGCATTATTTGAAGCAAGAAGAAATTACAAAAGAATTGTTAGGTCAATCAATGTTTAAAATCGATGAAGAGGTGTTAAGCAAGGTGTTAAGCTAAAGTGTTAAGTAATGTATGGAAAATGTAAGTTTAAATACTGATTGTACTGATTAAAGCAGGGAAAATAGCGCACTCGGAAGGGTTCGAACCCTCAAGGAAAACCTGCAATACTGATCGTATCACCTTATTTTCTTACTTGGTGTTAAGTAAAGGTGTTAATCTATCCGTGCCGATTTGACTAAACGTATTATCAGTGTCTCCAGTTAATTTATTATTAGAGGCACGACAAAATCAGAAGTTAGAGAATTGTGTGGTGATGATTGGAATGAAAAAGCTTGGAACAGAATGGCGAATTTTGCTAATAGATATAGAGATTCTGCTGGCGGTTCAACACCATTTTATGATAAAAAACTAAAGCTTTGGTTTTGGTATTAATGCTAACGGGCGTGGATAACCGAAGTGGCGACAACTAAAAGCAGAATAATCATGAAAGAAATGAAACGAATACCTCTAAAACATGGGAGTGCTCACGTAGATAAAGACGTAAGTCCTGAGACTGTAGAAGCTCTTAACAAAATGTGTGAGTTAGCTTATGAAATGGCATCAGAGCCATTGCGGTTATCTGATGTTGTGGAGAGTTCATTTGAGATTGTTGATGCACATAAGGAATTTGTCTTCAACAATGCTTGCCCATACTGCAAATGTAGGCTCACTTACGTAGCTGAAGGATGGGAGGAAGATGATAATGGTCAATGGATGGTAGACAGTTTTGATATGCAATGCTCAAGTGAGCCGGACATGGATAAAACCAAGGAGTGGGAAGAATGGTTTACTGTTCATTCTCAAATGCCTTATGTGCATCAACTGCCAGTAGATACAAAGGTTAAGAACTGGATCAATAGCAAGTACAGATTTAAGCTTGACTAATTCTCCACAATGATAAAGATATGGGCTGATTTTAGCCGACTTAAATGAGGAAAAATATGAATGTAGAGAAATTTATCAAGGAAAGAATTCAGAACGAATGGAACGGTAAGGTATATCTTGGCTTCTATGAGGATGAAGAAATAGATATGTTTGAAATGATGGAATTATACGCAGAATCTAAGGCTGAAAATTTGCCTATATCGGGTGTTAGTCTTTCGTTGCCTAGTCACATTGATGCTGGTAAAGAGGCTAAGAAGTATGCAAATGAAATGAATGGCAAACGTAAACCTAATGGATTTCACGAACTTGATTTCTACAACGGAACTAAGACTAAAAAAGTAACAATAACGCTTTGTCCCGAACAGCAAGAGAAAGCCCGTGAGATGTCAAAGAAACTATTTGGCAGGGAGAACATATCTGGATTTGTAGCATACTTAATTGAGCATTATGGAACTACCTAAAGAAGCATGGATAATTGTTTATGCTTGGCATGAGCCTTCAGACTGGATAGGTTCATTTCCGAGCAACCTGTATCAGCAGATATTAACTGATGATTACGGAAAGCTACCAAGACACTTTGATAGCTTTGATGAAGCAGCTATTTACGCTGAGAGAGAGGCTTTAATAAACCCATTGATAATACCAATAGCTGGTAAAAAAGCTATGCAATGGCATGATAAACAAACCCCATTGCGCCTTAGCGCAAAAGAGCGTGAGCAAAAAAATATTTAATTATGGGCTAATGGCACTAAAGTATCTACAAAGCGGTGAAATAGTGCTTGCAGCTAACACATCGCTATACTCCATAAAGGTATGCAAATAACGATTAAATGGAAACTAAAAGGGTTTAGCAATTATTTTGTGACTAATAAAGGATGGGTAATTCGTAATAATTATACAACAAATCATCAGCATTTTAAAAATTATAGATTCATAAATAAAAACAGCAGGAATCAATTTACATTGTATAGATATGGAGCTAAAGAAACTTGGAGTATAAAGCAGATGAGGAATATTCTAGTGTCGGTCACTCCAATATCAATGCCTGATAGATCAATTATTAAAATATTACCTTTTTAATAAACTATTGTCAAAACTTAAATAACGATAGCCACTAATTAAGAATTAACCAAAAAGCTTAATTAAGGAATAGTAGATATTATTAATATGGAAAGTAAAAAGAAAGACAATGCCAACAATTAAGACCATCGGATCGCAGACTAAAGAACAAGCCAATCGGAGTTGGTCAGGTAATGACCCATTTATTCATAGTAGATTATGGCGTAAGGTTCGTAACAAGAAAATACAACAAGAACCGCTATGTGAGGTGTGTAAGAAAGAAGGTAACACAGTAGAAGCTAGCGTAGTGGATCATCATAGACCTAGACGCTTATGGCCTGATTTATCATTAACAATGACTAATCTAGTAAGTATGTGTGGTCTACATCATCGAAAGAAATCATTGATTGAGCGTGACTGCCAGACTAGACGAGTATGGGAATTAACTATTCAGACTCATGTATTATACAAAAGATAAATAAAACATGCATAGGAGGCTTATTTATTATTATTTTATTTTCAATTACAAAAGGGGAGGGTGGGTCACATCTATATTAATAAAACGCATGTTAACCTTCACACTCAAAAAAAACTCTCGCTATTGATTACCATAAGGGGGGTTTTAAAAATATAAAACAACTAAATATGAAACTAACAAAGAAAGAACTCGCAGCACGGAAACTCCTTATTGATAATATTGAGAAGGCTACAAATTTGTTAATTAAAACCTGTCAAAGTTACTGCAAACAAATGGATACTAAAGCAATACCAATGTTAGTGTTGCGAGAATATGAAAGAGTATTACTAGATAATTTTAGGAAAGGAATCAAACGATGAAACCACAACCGTTTTTAACTCCTGATGGGATTGTCATATTTAAACAACTCATCAAACATGTGAAAAAAGTAGGACTAATTGATATTGATTCATTTAGACTAAGCGATCTTGCAAATGCAATTGATATGGTGCAAAGGAGTTCTCAAGAGATAAATTTTCCTAGCGGCAAAAACGCAAAAATGAAAAAAAATGGAGTGCAAGAAACTATAAATGGATACACTCAGGTAACAGGTCACGTCACAGTTATGGACAAGTACAATAAGATTGTAGATAGTATAGGTGCGAAGTATGGGTTGACGTCAGCTGATAGAGAGAAGATATCTGCCTTTTCGGAGAAGAAAAATAAACCAAACATAAGTTAACAAAATGTGATTTTTGAACGACTTAAATGATGATAGAAATGAATATTACAAAAGAAGACTTTAAAAGTATTACAGAATCAATATGGTTTGACGATGATTATTATCGCGATCGAGTACTTAGTGCCCTTAACGACAGCTTTGACAAGTTCGTAAGCAACAAGTTAAAAACGCATGTTGATTTAAATGATGTCAGCAAATGTTATAGATGGGGAGGTAACCACGTTGAAACTGTTAGGCGGTGCAATAATTGTGGTGCAACTAAGGAAATACAAAAATAGTTACCAACTGTGCGGGAAACCCCAGACACATCTACACATAAGAACCTATGCGTGAGAGGAGGTAATTGGCTTAATAAACATTCGCAAAATGTGCTAATACCTAATTGCCAAACCGTAGCAGTTGAACTTTTTACTCAAGTAGAAAAAGAAATGCCCGATGTAATTGGTTGGTGTAGTTGGTGCTCAGTTATGATTGAAGTTAAAGTTCAACGGTCAGACTTCCTGCATGACTTCAAAAAGCCATTTAGACAAATTTGCACTAATGGAGTAGGCGAATTGCGATTTTATTTATGCCCTGAGAACTTGATAAAAGAAGAAGAAGTGCCAGATAATTGGGGACTTCTTTACGAAACTAAAAGAGGTATTAAAATTATAAAGAAAGCAGAAAGGCAAAGTGCAAATTTGGCAGCCGAACGGAATATGCTAACTAGCTACATTAGAGGCCGAACGTAGCATTGTTGGTAACGTTATGCGTGTATGGCAATGTAAGCCACACTATAAATTTTGAAATTAAATATAAACTAGATTGGCTTATTTGCTATACACATTGCTAGCAACTGGGCGGTTTTAAAACGAGAATTTGATATGGGATACTATACCGAGCTAAAGTTTAAAGCAAAACTAAAGCAAGATACGCCCAAAAATGTAGTGAGCATTTTAAAAAGGGTAATAAATACACTAACTTAAATAACAGATAAAATGAATAAAGAAAACAAAAACTTAAATTTAGGCGAAAGCTCGGCATTGAATATAGCCGATGTTAGTAGCAGTGTCATTGTGCCAAATGAACAGGTAGCATTATACTTTCAGTTTGATGATGATGAACCAATAGAAGGTGTAAAATGCAATGGTAAAGAATTTACAATGAAAATGCTACTTATGGAAAATGGATTTGTAGAATTTACAGATAGTAAGAAGAAGTTTAGAATGTTTGTTAGGCATTGTAGCTAACGAATACGAGTATAGAATCGGTTTTTTACGGAATTGAAACACTAAACTTAATTATATGAAAATAGCAGAAGAGATAATCAGAACAAGAATGTTACGGATAGGCAAACAATACATAGCCGACCTCGACACAACATATATTGTCGACATGATGGAAGAATACGCAAGGCAAGTAAAAAACTGTTCTATGCCCGATGTTGTATTGCGAAGCGAACAGTTAGCCGACCAAAAACGCTATTGCAATGATTGTGGCGATTATGTTGGTAAAGGGTGCGATAATGAGGATTGCAAGGACTTTAAGGTTAATTGAATACAACGTTATTAATAAATTGGCGTTTCAATTCAATTTATTTTGTGTTGTATGCCGTTAAATTTTAGAATATGCAAACACTTGTAAAAGTAGAAAATAAAGATTACGGATTCACATTTCGCACATTTTACGGAAGGTGGCAAAAGAAACACGCTAAATACTTTATTGAGTTGATGAAAGAAAAAGGCATAAAATGTTGGTTACTTTAATGGCATACAACGATGTAAATAAAGCAATGTGACCTGCCTAAAATTGGTCATTTTAATCCGCTACATATCCAAAGGTCATTTGCCTTATTGTGTGTTGTAGCATCGTAAAGCGAACGATATGAAAATTAGGTTCAACAGACAGCAAAAATGGGCTTACGTAGAACATGGATGTCTCGGAATGTACACAATAAGCCATAGATGGTATTGGGGTTACGGAAAAGGATTGCAATACTTCCGCAGTTACTTGACTTATTAGTGAGCGTATGTGCTACAACGGTTTGAATATGGTGAGTAGCCGACACCTAAAACTTAGCTATGAAAAACAAATGTTTAATCGGCTATTCACTATATTTTGTGTTAGCCACTTTTATAAAGCGATGGCATTAAATAAAGAGCAAATACTGAATAGCGTAATATCTGGGCTGGATTCTATACCAAAACCGAAAGAAGGTAAAACAATAGTCACGTCTAAATATATGGCTGAAATGAAAGAAGCGTTTAAATACGCAAGACAGGTTCAATTCTCCTACGACATAAAAGAAATGCGAGAAGCGTATGAAGTATTTGACAACTACATAAAGCGTGTGTTGGCTAATTGTGGGTAACGATGTAGGTATCGAGGGTTTTTGAGACGATTAAAACGACAAATGATTATGATAAAAGTATTTAAAGTAGCAGACATTCACTATCTCATAAAGCAAGTAATTACCGAGAAAATAACCTACGGTAGAATGGTGGAGATAATGAATGAAATGTCAAACGAGGCACACTCTAAGTCTCAAAAATCTGCGATACCGTGTGTTAGCAAGTGGATTGCTTGCTTGGATCAGCTTCCAGACGATGAAAAGAGAGTGCTTTGTTTGCACCAAGATTCAGAAAGCCAATTCATTTGCTGGCGCACTAGAGATTGTAATACAGATGAGCCTAAGTGGTACGGAGGTGCAATGCCTGACTATTGGCAAGAACTGCCAAATGCAATCTAATTGCTAACGTAAAGCATAAACGTAGTGCGACTTTGAAAGCACAAAATTTGAATTAAACAATAAACTAATAATTAAAAATATGAGAACGATACAAGATGTTAAAATAGGCGAAAAAGTAGAAAGTGGTAAAAACGGTAACGGAATGGTTACGAACAAAACCAAGCGGACGATAACCGTAACTTTTGAAAACGGTAACATAGTTAAAAACACATACAAACATAATGACGATTATTTTTATGAAAGTGATTTTTAATTATGGTATTTAAAACACTAAACTTTATTTATAGCACCTCACTAAGCATTACGTTTATGCAGTGTTGTAAAATCGTAAAATTAAAAACATGGAAAGGACACAACTTGAATTAGAGAAATTAATCGACCACATTGCTAAGGAAATAAATAACGGCAAATTAGATGGAGATAAAATTCCAGACTTGGACACATGTACCCAAGAGCTTAGGGTGTTGGTAGAAACGTATGTTGCCGTTATGATTAGAAATGATAAGCGTTTTTAATTTTATGTTTTACAACGGTTAGGGTATGATACGTTGCGTTATTAAGCAACCAAATTAATAGATAAAAACAAAATTATGAGTAAGCATATAGCATCCAAAAATACAAGTGAAAGCAATGGATTATACCCATTGTTAGGCACTGTGCGTTCTTTGGTTTATAACGAGGACTGTATGATAGGATTAAAACGCTTTTATGACAATTATTTTGATTTAGCAATTTGCGATATACCTTATGGAATTGACGTTGGGAATATGGCTTATTTAAAAGAAACAAAAACAACAGTTAAGCAGAAAAATGGAACTAGACTAAATGGCAATAAAAACAAAAAGCCATATACCCAAAAGGAATGGGATAAAGAAACACCGCCTCAAGAATACTTTGATGAATTACAAAGAGTGAGTAAACAGCAAATAATTTTTGGTGTAGAATATGTGAATTGGAATGGATTAGGCAATGGAAGAATAAAGTGGAATAAAGGCGTTGCTGAAGGAATGAGTTTCAAGAAGTATGAACTTGCTTATTGCTCTATGATTGATGAAGAGATTGAGTTGCCTTTATTGTGGGCAGGGATGTGCCAAGCTAAAAGTTTAAGTGAACCAATGACACAACAAGGAAATAAAAAACTAAATGAGAAACGTATTCATCCCTGCCATAAGCCAAGACTTCTTTATAAAAAATTAATTGCTGATTACGGTTTTGAAGGAATGAAGTTATTAGATACTCACATTGGCGGTGGTTCGATTAGGATTGAAGCTGATTTAGCAAATTGCGACTTTACTGGTTTTGAAATTGACGAAGAATATTATTTAAAACAAGAAAAGCGTTTTACCAACTTTAAAAAGCAACTACGTTTATGGTAAGCACTAGCATTGTACCTAACGGTTAGTATATGATTTCGGGCGTGAATTATGCCAAATATTAATAGATAAAAACAAAATTATGAATAATCAAATAGACAACAAAGAATCAGAAAGTAAGCCTGAATTATATACATTGTTAGGCAAAGTTGTTTTTTCAAGAGAATTATTTATTGAAGCGATAAACGAAATTGAGAAACAACATAGGCACGATTCTAAATGTAGTGAAGCCTTTAGAGTGATTTTACCTAATGACTACATTTCAAATTATGCAAATCATTGGTTACAAAATCAACTAGTAAAAGTGCTACAAATAGCAATGAATGACACCCATAAAGATAGTTGGATTGAGTATTATATGTGGGAGCTTGATTTTGGATTAAAGTACTCTAAAGGCTGTGTTAAAATACAGGGTAAAGATTTTGAGTTAAAGACCTCTTCTGATTTGTGGGACGTGCTCAATGTTGCCTAACGTATCGCTATACTCCATAAAGGTATGCAAATAACGATTAAATGGAAACTAAAAGGGTTTAAACTACCACACCTGGAGACTTAACAACACATAATGACAGCAGCGGAAGAGTACGCTAAAGGTGTACTAGAGGGGAAGAAAGTAGTAGGACAATTCATTTATCAAGCAGCACAACGCTTCTTGGATTTACTAGATCGAGAAGATGTATTTTACGACATCGTAGAGGCCGAAAGAGTAGTCACATGGTTTGAAAAGAATCTCAAACACTGGGAGGGAAAATGGAGAGGTAAACCATTTATATTAGAAGACTGGCAGAAATTTATACTTCAGCAGATTTTCGGTCTAAAAAGGGATGGCAGACGATTGATAACTAAGGCTTATATACAAGTCGCAAGAAAAAACTCAAAGACCACATTTAGCGCAGGTATTTCGCTATTTCATTTATTTGCTGACTCAGAGCAAAGTCCACAGATACTGATAGGTGCCAATAACGAAGATCAGGCTAAAATATGCACCACCTGCGCGGCCAACATCTTAGAGATTAGTCCCAACTTTATCCCTTATTTGGACGACAGCAGTATCAAAGTATATCGATATAAAGATAAATGTACAGCTATCTCATATCCGCAAAAGAATGGTCGAATAGAGGCCATGTCCAGAGATCTAAAGACCAAAGATGGCTTTAATCCTTCGCTTGGAATTATTGATGAGTACCATGAAGCCGACACTCCTGGACTGCTCAACGTAATGAGATCAGGACAAGGCGCGCGCGAAAATCCACTACTCATTGTGATCACAACTGCTGGATTCAAAAAAGAAGGGCCTTGTTACTCACAACTCAGAAGGGTATCAGTAGATATACTTGCTGGCAAAAAGACCGATGATAGTCAGCTTTCAATTATCTATGAATTAGACATTAACGACAATTGGGAGGATAGCCAGCTGTGGCGCAAGTCCAATCCAAATTATGGGGTAAGTGTATTTCCTCACTACCTAGATGAAAGATTCACAGAAGCCAAAAACGAGGGAGCCAGCAAAGAGGTAGACTTTAAAACTAAAAACCTCAACACATGGACCAACGCTAGTACGGTATGGATTCAAGATCACTTGTGGCAAAAAAGCAAAGCAGATCCGCAACCATGCACCACTTACTACTCTGGCTTAGATATAGCCGTGAAGCGTGACTGGTCTGCGTATGTATTGATTGGCAAAAGCGATGACGGTTTTTATAATGTGATACCATACTTCTGGATACCGGAGGACACGGTATCAGATAAAGCCAAAAATGAAAACTCAAATTTACTCGACTGGATCGATCAAGGACTAGTATTCACTACTCCAGGCAACGTAACAGACCATGATGAAGTAGCCGCCTTTATCCTAGAGAAGCGCGCAGAGTTCACGATTAATAACTGCATCGCTGATGGTGCCTACTGTATCTCAATCATCAACCAACTCAATGCCTCTGGCCTTGAGACTTTAGAATTGCCACAGACACCCACCAAACTTACTCAGCCAACGACTTTGCTTTATGAACTAATTATGGAAGGAAAAATGAGACACGGAGGTAACCCTGTACTAAGGTGGATGATCGGCAACTCAGTCCTAAAGGAGTACAGGTCGGGACTTTGCAAAATAGAAAAAGAAAGTGCACTTGGTAAGATTGACGGCATCGATGCACTCATTAACGGACTACTGCCTTTTACGATGCCAGTAGAAGACGATAATTTTTATGTGGCATTATGGAAGAATTGAAACTAAAGAGTGGTTGGCAGATGACATTTGCTGAATTTAACAAACAGTATGAGATGAATATGACACAGGATAGGTCCTATATAGAAGCATACCGCATTACCGAAGATCTGCACAAATACTTAACTGGTGCAACTAGATACAGCGGCTACGATTCCTTCCGAAAAGCCCGCCAAAGGAAAATAAATAAATAACCACAATTGGGACAATGTCCCACATTGAGAATAATTCCCATATGTATATTTATGTCATACAAGCGCAAGTATGGCAGAAAAAGCGGCATTTCTACAAAAAGTATGGTCAACTGTTGTTTATAACCCTAGTTATAAGCGAGGAATATCAGCCGTAGGACACTCATTTGATGCTTTCAAGGCATTTTTTGGAGTACATACCTCCGAATCTGGAGAAGGTGTGTCTGTAGAAAAAGCCGCAAGCATTGATACGCTATTCTCTTGCGTAAATGCCATATCTCAAGACGTTTCAAAATTAAAGTTCAGGGTAAAGCAAAAAACCGATAAAGGTCGTTTGGTTGTCCATAATATGGTCAATTACTTAATTGGGGTACGACCAAATCCCTACACCTCTGCAATCAACTTCTGGTACAATATCATTTTCAATATGCTTTCCTACGGCAACGGCTACGCCTTAATAAAGCGTAAACGCAGTGAGCCAGAGCAATTTATTATCCTTCACCCGGACAAAGTAGACTGCCTGGTGATCGAGGGCGATATATTCTACAAATACGAAGGATTCATCATTAAACAAGAGGACATGCTTCATTTCAAGCTGTATTCTTTTGACGGCATAGTGGGCGTAAGTCCCATTATTTGGAATGCCAACACCTTCGGTTATCGGATCAAGATGAATAAATACCAAGCCAAAGTACTTGGATCAAAGCCAGAAGGATTATTGAGCTTTCAAGAGGGCTTGACTCCAGAGCAAGGCAAGCAGGCAATGGAGATGTGGAAATCAATGACCCAAAAGGATGAATTAGGAGGGACTCCAGTTCTAAGCGGAGGAGCTAAGTACCAGCCATTTACGCTCAATCCCGATGTGGTACAGATGTTAGGAGCTGCCAATCTCAATGATGAACGTATCATGGGAATATACAGGATGCCGCCTACGATGATACAGAAATACCAAGACTCTGCATTCAAAGGTCCCGAACAGCAAGACAATGTTTACCTAAAATACACACTGACGCCAATCAATAAGGTAATTCAGCAGGAATGTGACTACAAGCTATTTCCAGAATCAAACAGACAAACCGAGACGCCTCTTTACACCAATCACAACATCAAAGAGATGCTGCGCGGGAGCTTGAAGGAGCAAGGAGAGTGGTACAGGCTCTTGCGAACGCTAGGACTTTCTAATGCTGATGAGATAAGAGAAATGGAAGACATGCCCCCACTAGAAGGTGATCAGGGGAAGATAGTGGTCATTCAGGGGGCATATATGCCCCTAGATAAGTTGAAAGCCTTTTATAAAAACAAGGCAACAGACTCTGAGTCCAACACCCTGAGACAAATGGGATTTGATTTAAGCTTCCTAAAGGAGTCTATCGAAAAGACGGAAATAATGAATAGCAACGAATGAAAAAGGATTATATAAAAGACATTCCAGGAGGTGAGAGAAGGTACATAGACCCACTAATGGAAGTTCGTTCAGGAAATGATAGCGAGGATCATATTCAGGGAATAGCCGCTGTTACTGAAAAAGTTACCGACTTAGGCTGGTTTGAGGAAATAATTGCTATAGGTGCTTTTGATGATGTTTTAAATGGCGATACGGTAGCATTGTTTAATCATGATGCAAATTTACCATTAGCGAGAACAACGGCTAAAGACCCTGCAAAATTGAAATTGACAACCAATAAAGAAGGGCATTTAGCGTATGATTATCCTCCTCCAAAAACATCTATAGGCAGTGATCTTACTGAAAATATCAGAAATGAAGTAATTCAACACAGCTCATTCGCTTTTACGATTTCTGAAGAGAAATGGGACTTTGCCACTAAAGAAAATGGCCGCGAAAAAGATCTAAGAACGATCATTAAGATTGATCGCCTCTATGACGTGTCACCAGTCACATTTCCAGCATATATAGATACCACTGTAGCGGCTCGAAGTAAGAAGGCACTGACCAAAGAAAAACATTCAGAGCAGGCTGAAAAAAGCGATGAAATAGAAAATTACCAAAGACAAATACAAATAATAAGGATCAAAAATAAAATAAAATTATGACAATGAACAGACTTAAAGAAGTACGAGAGCTTATTGAGAATCACAACAAAAGGCTCGATGAAATTTCTGATGCTTGCGATAAAGAATCAAGAGCGTGGAAGGATGAGGAGAAGACGGAAGTCGCGAAAATCAGTGGTGAAATTGATGAATTAGTAGAAGAGCGCAAACTTCTTGAAAAGGAAGAAAAACGTAAAGAGGAAAGAGCAAAAGAGGAGTTTTCCAAAAAAGAGGAAATAGAAGCAGCGGAAAAAAGAAATAAAGAAACCAAAGTTACTGGGGACAACCTCAAAACAAAGGAAGCAAGAAACGCGAAGACATTTTCATTAATCCAAAGTGTAGTTACTGGGGATTATGACAGAGCAAAAGAAGCTAGAAATTCTCTTATCGATGGTGGACATCTCGAAAAAAGAAGCTTTGGCACGCTAACTGACGCTAAAGGCGGGATTTTAGTACCAAGTACGATAGCCTCTGACATTTGGGATATTGAGCAGGAATACGGGTTTATCCCTCAACACGCCTTTAATTTTGGCAATATCGGGCAAAGCGACTTAATAGTTCCGAATGTGTTGGGCAGACCTTCATTTTCAGCAGTAAATCAAGGTAGTGCCATCTCAGGATCGGGATTCAATTTAGGTGGCATTGCTTTAAAAGCTTTGAAGTGGGGGGCAATCATCGACTGGACCAACGAAGTAGATGAGTCAGTTGGTGCTCGATTGATGCCTATCATTATGAAGAAAATCGCAGAGGCCTTGGCTTATACCAAGGACGATGCCTTCATCAATGGAGACGGCACATCGGCATACAACAACATAAAAGGACTCGAAGGCCTTACGGGCACAGTCAATTATGTAAGGACAGCTACCGCGCCATCAGGCAATATTTCTTTTGCAACATTGGACGCTGACGATTTCCAATTACCAATAGCAAATGTAACACCGGGTGCCAGAGCAGGAGGTCGTTACCTGATGCATCCTAACATGATCTTGACTTTACAGAAGTTGAAGGACTCACAAGGGGCGTATATCTATGGAAAGCCTAGCGAGATGGCTCCAGTAGGAACTTTATTCGGCTATCCAATTTCATTGAGTGAAGCCTTCCCTATTGCAGATGGAGTCACTAAATCAGTCTGCGCGTTTGTGAATCCTTCGCACATCGCTTATGCCAACGGCAGAGATTTGCGCGCAGAACAACTCAAAGAAGCTACGATCACAAATGAAAATGGCGATAGCGTGAACTTAGCTACTACCGATGCGCAGGCATTGCGATGGACATCAATTTTTGACGTAAAAATGGACAACAACACAAGATCGACAGCTGGTACAGCACAAGGAGCATTCTCTGTGTTGAGAACAGCAGCATCTTAATCACTAATTAAAAGACAAATAAAAAATGGGAGCAATAGATTTAAAATCAAAAGTAGGGTTTGCGGTACTGCATGCAAAAGCAGCAGTTACATCGACTCAAACAATTGTGGGAACTATAGTAAGTGGTTTCCAGGGCGCATCATTCGTAGTGGATGTTGGAGCACATACCGCAGATGACTTGGTGGTGACTTATCAAGAGCGTGATGGATCGGGTGCTTGGGCAAACATATCTGAGTCAGATTTGGACGGTACAGGTACTTCTCAAAGCAGGGCTTTAGTAGTCGCTGATGCTAACACGCAAATTTTCGTGGGATACAAAGGCAACAAGGATCAAATAGGTGTAGTAATCACCGACAGTGGCACAGGGTCTGCAGTAGTCGGAGCCTATGTATTGAAAGGATTTCCAAAGGATTTACCATCTAATCCTAACTAATGGCCTTTTATAAAATGAAGTTGTTTGGAAGCTATACCGGGCTTAAGTCTGGCATAGCCTACCATTTCGACAAAGACCAAATTATCGAAGCTCCTCAAGGGGAGTTTAACAACTCTATCGCTGAATTTTCTGAAAAAAGGGAAATCGAAGTGTCAGGAAAGCATGTAGAAACAGCAGCTATGAATCCTAAAGCTGAGAAACGAAAAGGAAAGGGGAAATAATTGGCTATTTCATATAAAAGAACGGTCGCACCTGTTACGGAGCCCATCACACTTAATGAAGCGAAAGACCATTTGGAGATTAACCATAATGATAAGGACAATCTTATCAACATGTTGATCAAAACTGCCCGCGAAATGGGTGAACATGAGTCCGCCCGATCTTTTTTTACACAAACTATAGTGGCACAATTGGATGATTTTCCAACAAGCAACATAGAGCTGATTTATGGCCCAGTCCAGTCAGTAACTACGCTGAAATACTATGATGTGGACAATGTTCAGCAGACATGGTCTAATGCAAACTATAGAGTAGATATAGTTTCTAAAATAGCCAAAGTAGAGGCCGTCAACTCGTGGCCAGAGGTGTATGACCGTATCGATGCCATAGAAGTGACCTATGTCGCTGGATATACTGAGGTAGCGGATATCCCAAGCACGGACAAGTCTGGCATGCTAATGTTGCTGACTCATCTTTTTGAAAACCGACAAGATGTAGTAGTGGGAAGTCAGGTAAACATGATGCCACAGAGCTCGCAGTTCTTATTTAGGAAAAACAAGATTTACCATGTTGCAAAATAAAATACTCCGCCCAGGCGAACTCGACATCCGCTTAGTCATCCAAAGCAACGCCCCTACAAGGGATGCAGTGACTAGTGAGTCGATAGATGCATGGAGTACGGTCGCAACAGTAGGTGCAAAGCGCATCCTCAAAGGAGGACGTGAGGGATTTGAAGCCGCCCAAGAAGTGGGTACCAATAAGGAAAGCTACCTGATCCGCTACTCCAACGCACTAAGCGCAATGGACGGCACCTATCGGGTATATGAGTCAGGCACGACAGACTACTATTATGTCGGACTGGTAGAGAAGCAGCGCAGAGAGGGATATATCATGTTTCAAGGAGAATTAAAAGCATAATGGCAAAGGGAGCAACCATACAATTAATAGGGGAGAAAAAGCTATTAAATATGATTAAAAAGCTGCCTACAAAGGCTAAAGATAGAAAATTATGGAGGACAGCAGCAAGAGCAGCAGGCAATCCTATAGTTAAAGAAGTGAGAGAACTAGTTGACAATGAAATGTTTGCAGACAGTGATGAAGAACTAATGAGGTCTGTCAAATATAGAAACTTCTCAAATAATGTCCTTGGTGGCTTAGGGGGCTATGTCAAGTTCGCTCATAAGTCAGAGAGTAGATTTTTTACGAACCCTGCTAAAGCCGCTGTATTGGTTTACAACAGGAAAGTAAAGCCGTTGAAAAAGACTTTCAAAAACTGGATACTAAAGGCTACGGAAAAAAGGGGAAAAGAAGCTTCTGCTCTATTATCAAAAAGAGTAGAAAGGTTTTTAGAAAGAGAAATCAATAAACTGCTATGATTGGTGTGATCAACATATTGGAAAATGATGTCAGTGTGGCAGGAGTGGTGAGTGATCGGGTATTCCCAATAGAACGCCAACAGGGTACGAATTTACCAGCGATCACCGTGGACGTAACTGATGTAGAACCCAACGGAACTAAGGATGGAGTGAGCACACTTGATGAAGAATTTACCAGGGTAACAAACTATGCGCAGACACTCGTAGAGTGCTTGCTGTTAGCGGGATTTAGCCGCGCAGCTCTCGATAGATATACAGGCACCAACCAAGGCGTAGTTATCCAACAGATAGACTTCTTGAGTGAGATTCCAAACAAGGCACAAATCAACAATAAGCGGGTATACACCATAGAGCAACAATATAAAGTGAGGGTAATAAGATGATATTAAAATTTATAAAAGACGCGCCTAGCAAGAATGGCAAAAAGTACAAAGCCAATACACAGGATGCGATCATGGACTACGACTATGGCAACATGCTCATAGACAAAGGTTTTGCCGTGCGGGTGGACAATGTCCCCAACACAGTGGAGGAGATAGTGAAGGAGGAAAAAAACAAAACTAAAAAAGACAAGTAATGGCATCATTAGGAAAATTAAGTGGAACACTTTGGAAAATAACAGTAGCAGGTACAGCCATCAACGGCTTGACCACTACTTCGGCATCGTTTACGATGGAAACGAGAGACACCACCACCAAGGATAGTGCAGGATGGAGGGAATTTTTAGGAACAGTAAAAACATCAGCATTCACAGCCGAAGGACTTGTTGCTTTAGACGCGACTTACGGATTAGATGAATTATACATCGCTTATGATACAGGCACGCCAGTAGCGATAATATATACCACAGCAGAGTCAGGAGATATTCAATTTTCACAAAGTGCGATTATCACACAGCTTGATAGCGCAGCAGCAGACAACGACAACACCACTTTTTCATTGTCATTGCAAGGAACAGGAGCGGTGACGAAAGCGGCTGTAGTATAATAAAAAATAATTCCATGAAATCAACCATCATAAACGAGAAAGAATACCCTTATAAGCTGACAATATCAGCTTGTAAGAAATTCAAAGAGAAGTTTAAAATAAATGTTTCTAAAGCTGACAGCTCAGATGTAGAGCAATTGCAATATCTCCTATATCTCGGATTAGAGGGAGGAGCAGCTGTCAACGAAATAGAATTTGATCTAGACATCAAAGTGCTAGACAACTATGACATCACAGAGCTTTGTGAAAAGATGCTCGATGTAAAGGAAGATGAAGACCCAAAAAAGTAAAGGCCGAAGGTGATGATCAACCAAGTGATGGTGAGATAGATTGGGATGAGGTCGATCAAATAGCCTTCGGCCAATTGGGATGGAGACCCCAAGACTATAATTACTTCTCACTAGGTGATTATTATAACGCCTGGAGGGGGCAGGACAAGCTGATGCAGCAGCAGTGGCAGATGCACCGCTACACTGCTTTCATGATTCAACAGATGAATTGGGGTGGTAAAAAAGTAAACCCAATCAAAAGAGCTACCGATCTATTTGAGATGGATGTTGACAAAGTGCCGAAGGGAGATAAGAAGAAGTTGAAATTTGTAACCGTGGAGAGAGTTGGCAAAGACTGATTTAATAGTACGACTGATAGGAGATACCTCCTCACTTAATTCTAATTTGAGAAAAGCCACAAGTGGGCTGAATTCATTTAAAAGAACGATAGGCACGGTAGCGGGATCACTTGGCCTCGCCTTTGGTGGTGCGGTAGTTCTTCGAGGCATTGGCTCTATGATCGGCAAGATAGCCGACTTCGAGGAGCAGATGGACAAGGTCGCTGCGGTATCTCGCGCCTCCTCCAAACAGGTACAAGAACTTACCCAAAATGCCCTCGATCTTGGGGCTAAGTCCAAATTCACCGCCACGCAGATCGCTGGAATGAGCGAAACGCTGGCGCGACTTGGGTTCTCAGCGCGGCAGATCATCAATACCACCGAAGCTGTTAGAAAATTAGCCACCGCAGCAGGTGAAGAACTCGCACCATCTGCCGCGATCATGGCCGGTACGCTCAAGTCGTTCAACCTGGAAACGACTGAGTCCGAGCGCGTAGCCAACGTGATGGCAGAAGCATTCTCCACCACTTCACTTAATTTAGAAAAGTTTGGCGCGGGTATGGCCAATGTCGGGGCGATAGCCCAAACAACGGGCAGATCACTAGAGTTTACCTCCGCGGCATTAGGTACGCTGGTAGACCGAAATATAGATGCCTCCAAAGCGGGTACAGACCTAAGAAAAATATTTATAGAGCTAGCCAATAAAGGACTCACGCTAGAGGAGGCGATGGCGAAGATTCGCAGCTCTACCGACAAAGTCAGCACAGCGGTAGCACTGTTTGGCGTAAGATCTGCGGCCTCCGCGATCATCCTATCCAATAACGAAGACAAGGTAAATAGCCTTGCTGATTCTTACGCTGATCTCAATACCGAGCTAGACAACATGGTTGGTATCATGGAAGACAATCTCAATACTGATCTCAAGTTAATGACCAGTGCCATCGATGGAGTAATCCAAAAAGGCAGCGCACTCAATGACATTTTTAGGGGAACTATCCAACTTATCACCGCAATGGTCGGTGGGGATGTCAAAGGTGGATTTTTTGATGTGGGTACGTTAGGAGCAGAAGAACTTACAGATAGGGTCCAAAAGTTGCTTTTTCAATTAGACCAGACTAATCAAAAATTTAAAGATGGTGTCATAGATTTAGCTACCTACGATAAGCAAGTAGAAAAAATAAACAACACGCTACAGCTAGCAGAAAAAAGACTGGTATCGCTCAAAGAACTCGATGAACCGTTTTTAGGAAGCGGTCCATCACTGAGGGGCTTTGCTGATGCCGTAGAAATACCTATAGGACTCATCGAGGAGGTGAGCAACCAACTCAAAGAAGCTCAAGAAAACGCAAAGGCCGCTTTTAATATCTCTCAACTTGCTGGATATAATGCCGAAATAGCAAGTCTTAAAATCAAGCTTGAGGAGTTGAATGCAATCGGATTGTCAGCCGCGACAAACATACCCATACCCGATGCCATCGCCCGCCAAGAGATATCAGCACCTCTAGTCACACCAGTAGCGATCGATACTTCCCAACTCACAGGTCTAGAGAGTGTCAGAGAGGCATTATCAAACGAACGCCTATTGATGCAAGGTGAGCAACAAGGATTGCTCGATGACATGACGGGATGGAATGAGAATGTCCAGATGGTCATATATGGCGTATCGAATGCATTAGGAGATGGATTTCAAGCGATAGGTGCAGCTATCGCATCTGGAACAGATCCATTGGAGTCAGCAGGGCAGGCGATATTGAAAACATTTGCATCGCTGATGTCTCAATTAGGGACATCTATGATTGCGAGTGGTGTCGCCATGTTGGTCGCGGAGTTAGCGTTGTCTAATCCATTTACATCAGGTGCAGGATTGATCGCAGCAGGCGCGGCATTGAGTTTATTAGGCGGGGCTATAGGAGGATTTGCATCAGGAGCTATGGGAGGAGTAGATGGAGGCGGTGCCTCCGCAGCAGGCAGTGGAGGAGGCCAAGCTGCCTTCGGGAACGTGGGATTAGGATTTGAAAACAACCGCGAACCGCAGACCGTCAACATCGTGGGTCGCATTAGAGGGCAAGACATCGTATTTGTGCAGGAAAAAGCCAATAGAGATTTAGGCATCAGAGGATAATGGCAGAGAACTTACTTTTCAAGATCACAATGCTCACCGATAAGACCCAGGGTGACCCTAGCAAAACATGGTTAGATGTCGGTGGTCAGTTTGCCAGTTATTACAATGACGTTACTGGGGCGTTAGTAGTTAGGGACTTGGCGGATAACACAATAAAAATTTCTTCTGCTTTCCCCTTTCCAACTGTTTTACAAGGAAATGTAGACTTCACGTCAGAACCTGCACAGATATTTCAGAACGGACTACTGCAAGCCGATGCCACTTATTCAGTATGTGTAGGAGCTGATTTAAAACACTTCATGCTACAGCGGTTTATTAGTCACCCATTCGCAACTGCCCGACTAGAACCAGCCCATTTTTCTTGCGCAGGGTTCTCTTGCGACCTACTTATATCAAATACATCAGTTGTCAATGAAAGTATCCCAGGCGCAGCAGATGGTCAAATCACCATCACCGCTACAAGCTCATTAAGCATACAATATGGCCTCGCGGACTTTGACTACGGGGCAGGACAAACCAGCCCTATATTCTCTGGTCTCATAGGCAGTACCTATACCGTGTATGCGGTAGATTCTAATCAATGTAAACAAAATATCACCGTAGTAGTGAACACTATAGGGATAGATGACTATGGATTACTGTATAGAATTGGCTATCAAGACCTTAATGGCAATAATGTCCGCTTCGATGTCAAAAAAATCAGCTATGCGGGTGCTTCCTCAGAGATCACTTCCTCTAGCGTGCCTGTTAGGTATGTTTCAAATGAGGTCGATCAGTTTGATCCATTTTCAGGAATCCGCCCTTCATATGTCACTGTTACCATTCCAGAACTTACCAAGTTTGGCTATAGAGAATTGTATACCACCAACTCCAGAGAATACCTGGGGGTCTGGAGCAAAGACACGGGTGCAGGATATGTCGAGCTGTGGCGCGGGTTTTTAGTGCCAGAAGTATTCAGCACCTCTTATACCTATGTAGTGGACTTGTCTTTAACCTTTGTCGATGGACTGGCAAAACTAACTGACAATAAGTATGCTGATGGGCAAATAGTGTTCAGTGATATGAAACTCATCGATGTGGTCGCCAAAGCCCTCGAAACCACCGACTTGGAATTACCCATCAATGTCGCCATCAATATTTATGAGAACTCACACAATACCGCAGCGACAGACGACCCACTGGCTCAGACATATATTGATCAAGAAACATTTTATGATGATGACGAGCTAATGAGCTATCATGAGGTTTTAGAAACCAAGATTCTTAAACCTTTTGGCGCAAAACTATTACAATGGGGAGGAGCATGGTGGGTGATCAGACAAGAAGAATGCCTCGATAATTTTGATTACAGAACTTTCGATAAGGATGGGGTTTATGTCAGCAACAGCACCTATAGCCCTCAAAAGTCATTAGAACTTTCTTCGGTTACTACCGCTAGGGCGGTATGGTCAGGGGAGAATGCCACCTACGAAATTCTACCGCCAGCACGTGAGGTCTTAGTCACCAACACCCTCGGACTCAGACTCTCTTTATTGGAAAACTATTCCTTTGAATTATCTCAGTCCAACACGCCATTATTTTGGACTTTGGTACTGGGAAATAGTACCATCACTGGCCAAGTCACGCAGAACGGAGAAGGAAAGACTAACGCCTACAGATTCAATAACGTCCAATGGAGTAACAACATCAAAGTCGCTTATTTGAACGCTATCTCCAAAAACATACAATACACAAGTGGAGATAGATTTAAATTTTCTTTAGACGTAGCGGTGGACAGTATTAGTAAGGCATTCCCTTACATGATCATCCGAGCGAGGATAAAAGTAGGAACTAATTATCTATTGGAAGACGGGAGCTGGACTACTACAGATAGTGTCTGTCGCTTTTACCCATCGCCAAAGAATGGATATCAGGAAGTAAGCATCGAGGCAGATTTCCCAATCACGAACGTGGTAGTAGATACCACATTAGACGTTAGGGTATATGACTATCAAGCGAAAAACCCAGATTTTGGAGAATATTCCAACGTAGCTGGTTTGCAAGTTCTACAAGATGGAGAAGCTGTCTTTAGAGCATTTGCTACCGTAGGCGTTCCGCTCGATGCCAAATACTCAGTGTATGCAAACTTAGAGGATATATTTTATTTGTATTTCTTCACATTAAAAGAATCAACAGATGCAGAATCACTCCCTGGTATAGTAAGACCAGATGATTACAATGGCACCACAAATACCAAAGTGTGGAAGTTGGATGAAACGGTGAAAATAGATGCATTCGACAGAACGGGCACAGGATTCGACCTACTTACGGCCCAAACCAATAGGTATTTTTATATCGACAATATTGTAGTGAATGTCTTGCCTAATGGGCAAGAAACTGCTGAAGAACAACTCATAAAAGTACCTATTAATGATAAGTTCATCAACGACAATAAATTTGAAATAGCCGCCTCTGATTTGCCGCAAACATATATAAGCAGTGGTAAGTACATATATAATTCCTTTTTCAAGTTATCCGATGGGTCTAACACCCAAAACTGGACACGTGATGGCGTGGCCGAATCTCAAACAATCCAGCAAATCCTTGCTAAAGTGCTCACGCGTCAACACAGTACGCCTAGCAATAAAATAACGGGTACTCTCACGACTCTGAACCGTGGCGGAGCTCATATGGACATCACCCCGCTGGACTGCTTGGTCGAGACACAAGATAGCGACACTATATACTATATCAATGGCTTACAAATCAATGATAAGGAGTTGACTTTTCAGGTGTCATTAATGGATTCCAAAGCAACCCTGACTGATGGAGGAGGAGCTGGAGGAAATTACAGTGGAGATTACAACGCGGATTACGGAGGAGACTTCGCAACAATATTTAATTAAATAACATGGCCAATCTAAATAGAACCACCTATCAAGCGACCGTAGACAGCGTAATAACAACCAATGGAATAGGTGGTATCACAGGAGCTGCAGACAATATATTACGGAAAAGTCTGAGTAATAGTGTAAAGCATTGTAACTTCTCATATGGGTCTATAGGTACCAATCCCACATCTTGGGATGTATTCTATTATGATGAGGTTAATCGCTTTGCAGATGTCAATGCCAATATTATTATAAATCTTAGCAATACCATCAATTTAGGTATCTACACATTGAGAGTAACCAAAACCACGGCATCAGATGTCACCGTTGCTTTCACTTCTGACGAAACAAGTCTTACTAAACATCAAAACAACGCAGTAAATATCACCCTATCTGGACTCATTGGTGATCGGTTTATTATTAAGCTAGAAAGAAAGAATACTATCCTATATGCTTACGAGGTATTTAACGACCCTGATCTACTTGATGAAGATGCAATGACATCTGACAGTGATTCCAAAGCAGCTACGCAGCAGAGTATCAAAGCTTATGTGGATGCCGTAGAGGCAGCTATATTATCAACACTCTCAAGCGATGATGTCAATTATGATACCCTTCAGGAGTTAGTTGATTTTGTAAAGACGATAGACACAGATGGTGAGTTAGTTGCGGTTATAGATACCGCAGTAGGTAATACTGATTGGCGTACTGGTACTGGTACTGGAGGTGCCTTCTCCGCAGACGCTGACACGCAGATCACACCAGACACCGCTATAGTATTGGATCAAGCTACGGGTGATGAGGTAGCACTTGATCTATCCATGACGGTCAACAAAGCGACATCGGGAGATTATACAGTCCTAAAAGCTAATATCACCGAAACTGCTGCGCCTGGTACATCAGATTTATTCTTAGACTTTCGAATAGGAGGTGCTTCAAAGTTCAAAGTAGGCACCGCTGGAAATATCACTGCCGCTACTGACACTGATGCCACCACAATATTAGGCAGGACAAGAATAGATAGTAGAGTTTCAAATTATTCTTATTTTTCACATTATGATTTAACAGGACTCAATGACTACTATATGCGAGGGAGTTTCCAAGGGCAAACTGTCATAAATGCAACTACAGGTCAATCAGTGCGGCTTAGAATTGC